TTCCGACGTTGCGGGCTCTGTCCGTCCCTCGACTTGTCCGGGGCTCCGTGGCCCGCACACGTCCGGGCCATTGTTCGGCTGCCCCTGTCCGGGTCACACGGCTAGCTCCAGCGCCCCCGTTCCGCTTCATGTCTGGTGGATCCCGGCGCGATAGTGCTCTGCCGTCGCGTCGATCGCGGTGCGCCACATCGACCGCCAATCCTGATCCGGCGATGCTCCGGTCACGATTCGATTCACGATCGCATCCAGCACCCCGCTCGCCTGCGGATCCGTCAGGTTCGCGACCTGATGCACGAGATCGACCGGCGTGAGCCATTGCACGCCGCCTTTCCAATCGTCCGGGTGCACGTTCGGGTATGTCTTGGGATCGATCGCAAGGAACAGGTATTCGTGACTCGCCTCTGTGAACTGGCGATGCGGCGGCCTGCTCTGGCCCTGAACGTCGCGCAGGTGAACGCACGCGATCATGTACCACGGCCACATCGGGTTCCCATGCGGCGCGTGCACGACGTAGGAACGGACGCACGCGCTCTGATCGACGTGCTGGCCCGTGAGCGTGATCCGCCACGCGCGGCCCACGCCCTCGGCGTCGGGCGCTCTCTCGATCTTCGGAGGTTCGTAGATCATTCGCTTCTCGCTATCACATATCCGGCATGCCGGGCCGTACCGGCGACCACCTCGCGCGCGTGGTCTTTATCGAACGCCTTCACGAGCCACCACCGCCGTCCATTGCCGGCGCGCGCGGCCCAATCGATCGTCGCCTCGCCCAGCGTCGGCGGCTTCATGCGATGCGCCACCACGCCGGTCGGCATCTCGATCATCAGAATCGTTCTCACAGCGGCCCTCCGTTGATGAACCACGAATCGACCCAGCGCGCCGTTTCGATCTCGATCTCTTTGCGGAACCACCTCAGAAACGCATCGATGGCCCGACGCTCTGCGTCCTGCCGGCGGCGCGCCCAGCGCGAACGCTTGCTCACCACCACCATCCCGGCCAGTAGTTCGAGTAGGCGTTCACGACCGGCGCCACGGCCTGAATCGTTTCCTGCGGCACGTCGCGCAGCGGCTTCGATACGAACCCCATGCTGCGCCGCAGCGGCTTCACGTCAGCCGCCGTGAGCACGCGCGCCCACGGCTGCCCATCCGGCCCGAGGATCTTCACCACGGCCGCGCCATGTAGTGCGCGCAGATCAGCGATAGCAGCGCGGCAGCGGTCAGCCCGATCACTCCGATCGTCAGGGCGAGCTTTATCTCGGCACGTTCCTTCTGCGGTTCCATCATGGCCTCCCCAAGAAATCGGCGCAGATCAGTTCGAGCGCCCTGCCGTCGCTGATCTCCGCATCGTTCTCGCGCTCACGCACGCGCTGGATCGCGGCGGTCACGATCTCGAACTGCTCGTGCGTCATCGTGATCTGCCGCTTCACCGCCTCGCCGCCCAATCCGCCCGGCTCTTTGTCCGGCGGCGCCCACGATGCCTGAAGCAGCATGTCGAGTTCTTTCGCGTCCCAGCCGAGCCCGTCGAGGTTCACGTCCTCCGACTTCATCTCGAGCAGGAGCTTGCTCAATCCCTCGTGATCCCACTTCGCCAGTTCGGCGGTTCTGTTGTCGGCGAGCGCGTAGGCGCGCGCTTCGTTCTTCGTGCCGTTGAACGTGACTACCGCGAGGGTGCCCCACCCCATAGCCGAGGCTGCCGCGAACAGGCCGTTGCCTGCGATGATGGTGCCGTCCGCCGTGGCAACGACTGGCTTCTGCTGCCCATTCGCGGTGAGCGATGCAGTGATCGCCGCGAGGTTGCGCTCGGGATGGAGCCGCACATTTTCTGGATCGTGCTTCAGGCTCGCCATCGGCTTCAGCAGCGTGCGCAGTTCGGGATTCCCGACCCACTGGTCGCCGCCGTCTGCTTTGATCAGCCATGTCTTGAGCGCCGGCTGCTCACTCGACGCGGTGCCGTTGATCGCCTGCCGATCGATGGCCTCGGCATGAGCGCGCACGAACTGGTCGGCGAGCGTTGACTCGGCGGCCGCGATCTCATCCCTGCGGCGCCGGGCCGGTGTCACGGCGTCAACCTTCGCTCCCCTTCTGGCGCTGGGGGTCGAGTGCGGTCGCCGTCTACCCGCTTCGACCGCTTTGCTAGTACCTTTTTTCACTCGACCCCTCCAAGCTCTAGCGCCATCTGCTCCAACGCATTAGAGCGCCGTACTCGCACTCGTGGTGCGCCATGCACCCAACACAGCAGCGCCCCCGTACGAGCGTGCGCATGGGCAGCGTAGTGACATTGGTGCGCAGCTACAGCTATGACGCCGCCCGCCCTGCGCGCAGGAACGTGAGCGATGCATCGGCCCAGCCGCCTAACCGCGCCCGACGTGCGGGCGACGATCGGCCCTGATTCGCTGCTGCTCGGTGTGCCATTCGCGCGAATAGTCATCGCGGGATACTGCCTCTGTGTTTGGTAGATCGAACCCGAAGCGAACATGTCGTTCGTTCACTACCTCTGTGACCATGATGGTGCCTGCCCTACCCACACGAAGGGCCATGCCCTGCATGAGCCTAAACTCGTAGCGTGCCACGCTACTCGGTGCGATCAACGCGCGTGCATCGGCGGCATCTTGCTTGCGCGCGTGCTCGTCATCGCCGATCCCACCGATGCTGACCACCGTGTTGCTGTCGATCGTGATGGTGACGTGCGCTGCGCCGGTCGTGCTAACGCGATCGAGGCAGAGCCATCCGGTTCGGCCGAAGTAGATGCCTCGACCGGGCGACCTACTGAGAACGAGCATTGTTCACCCTCAAGTCTGGCCCCGTAGGCACGCTGATGAGCTTGTTCTCCGAGCAGAGGCGGGAATACAACCGTGCGCCGTACCGGCTGCGGATCTCCTGCGCGGTGAGGTTGGTCGTGTACCACGTCGGCAGGAGCGCGTTGTACCGGCGATCGATCAGCAGATCGAGCGTTGAGGCGATCCAGTCGTCCTCGTAGCCGCTTCCCTTCATGCGCTCGGCCCCGAGATCATCCAGCACGAGCGCCGGCACGCGGGCCAACCGCTTCGCCTCGTGCTCTGCGTCGGCGTAGCCGCCATCGCGCACCGCGCCGGCACGCATCTCTGATGCCCACTCGGGCCACCGCCTCCATTCGAGCCACGCCTTCGCGGCCTCGACCTTGTTCTCGCGCCACCGATCCTCGACGAGCGCGCGCATGTAGCAGACCATGGCGAACGTCTTGCCGCGCCCGGCTTCGCCGCTGAATCCGAACCCTGATCGCGGGATGATGCCCTGCCCCATCGCGTGCAGCGTCTCGGGCACGCGCGCCTGCACGGCCGTCCACAGCGCATCGTCGATCTCTGAGGCTATGGCAGTGATCTCGCGCTCGCTGACGCCGCGCAGCCGCAGCCATCTATTCAGCGCGCCGAGCGTGATTGTTTCACGTGCAACATTCCCCTCCGTGCCGGCGTTACTCATTGCCTCCCCCTCGGTTAGCCTGCTCATACCGCTCATCCGATCCACCGCGCCCTCCCGGGCGCCGGCCGCTGATGCCGGCGCCGGCCGCGCGGTCTTGGTCCTTGCGCAGCCACTTGTTCATGAACGCCGGCATGCCCCCGGCCGTGGGGCGGCGCCGGCTATTCGTCAGCAGGTATCCGCGCATGTTCCCCAGCGCCCGGGGCACGTCCACGCCGGGATACAGCGCCGCCATCTCGCGCACCAGAGGCTCGGGCACCGGCCAGTCGATCCCCCCGGCCGCGATCAGGACGCGCCACAGCGGCACCGGGGCCGGCTGTGGCTGGATTGCCAGCAGGGGCGCCTCGGGCCCGAGCACGGGCGAGCTAGGCGCGCTGCCGGGGCAATCCGGCGCGGTGCCGCCTGCGGCATCGGCAGCGCCGGGAAAGGCATCACGAAGTGATGCCTTGGCAGTATCTACATCTACCCCTCTACCATCTACTATGGGATAACGGCGGTTAACATTGCTAACCGTTAGCACTGGATCGGCCGGCGCCGTGCCCGCTGCGCGCTCTGCGCGGATCTTGCGCATGCCCTCGCGCGCCTGCTCGCGCCGCTGTTCCTCGTCCCGGAGCCCCCGGTAGAGCGGGTAGTTCACGATCCGCCATCCCCAATCCCGGTGCTCGTGCAATCGCAGCAGCCGGCGCCCGTCCTCGGCTGCCGTGCGGCTGTCTGGATCCGGCGCCTCAAGCTCGGAGATCGCCGCGCGCACGCGCGTCTCGTCGAGCCCCGTGAGCACCGCGATCCGCCGCTGCGCCACGTCAACCAATCCGTCGCGGTCCGCGTGCGCCAGCAGGAACACGAACACGAGTTGTGGGTCGGGTTTGCCGATCATGCTCCCTTCCCACAGCGACGAGAATACTTTAGCGAACAGGCCCACGCGCGCGCCCTCCCTGCTCGGCCCAGCGCCCGATGGCATACAGCCACATGAGCATGAGCACCGTGAGCCACACGAACGCGAGCGCGGTCGAAGCGGTCTGCTCGCGATCCCAGCCGGATACGTGCGCCGCCAGCGCGCCGGATACGATCAACGACGCTGCGAACTTCGCCTCGCTGATCCCCTCTGGCTCGTCCATTGCCGTTACCCTCCTTGCCGGTGCGTCATGCACCGCGCGCAGGCTACACCGTCATGCACTTGCACTTCAAGGCATCAGGGTTTGCGAGGTGGAGCCTGATCCTCCAATCTCCCCACCTTTCCGGCCGGCGCTGTGGTCTGCGCCCGAGAACTGTCCTCGGCGATGGCTTCCCCCGAGACTGTTGAGCCCGCGCCCTGATGCCGAACGATCATGCGCTGCACGTTCTTCTTCGGCACCTCCCACCGCTGCCGGCCTCGCCCGTGGAATGCGATCGCAGGCTCGCCCTCGCATTCCTGTATGTCCGCGTAGCTCACCACGTCCTTGAGCGTGCCGCGCGATCCATCGCGAAAAACCACCGTGATCTCCATCAGATCGTGAGCAGAATCCGGCCATCATGCGCCGGGATGGTGACGCTGGTCACGGTCGCGCCGTTGTTCACGCTCGTGTCATGCAGTCCCTGAATGCGCTTGTACGGCTTTTCCAACGTGATCGACAGCGATCCAGTGGGCGGGATGAACTGGTCGCGCGGATTGACGATCGCGATTCCCTTCTGGAACCGGCGCACCCATAGACCGCCGCTGTCCTTGAACTGGCGCTCGATCGGGCGGCCGAGGTAGCCGCATCCGGCATTCGTCGTGTCGTGCACTCCTGCCGGCGTGACGCTGAACTCATCTGCCCAGCGATCGCTTCCCGATGGTGGCGTGCCGAAGTTTGGAAGATGCCCGGTGCCGTTCAGGTTGGCGCAGCCGTACCCTCCGATCAGACACGACAGAGCGGTGATGAACCGCGCCATGCGGTTGTATTCCGCCGTGTAGCCGAGCCCGGTCGTTTCTGCCATCAGCAGCGCCGTGCCGCCGCCATCGATGCCGGCGCCCTGCCAGCGGTTGAAGACCGGGCTCGCCATCATGCCGTCGAAGTTGGTCCACGGGAAGCTCGGACTCCCGAAGGACCACGGATGACTTATGAACCCCTCGAAGAACCGCCCGCAGAACAGATCGATGGTCGGCGAGTTGTCGAGAATAGCGGCGTTGGGGAAACACACCTTCTTTCCGGCGCGCGTGCTGTTCAGATATGTGATCCAATCCGCCGCCCCGGCATCCATCGAGGCGTTCAACTGAGGGACCGTGCTCCATTGCGTGCGCGTCAGGTCGATGCCGCCGGCCACGCCGCCCTGAACATTCATCTGCGCGTTCAGGTAGTCGATGTGAAAGCCGTCACCGACGCCGGTATGGATGCCGGCAGCATCGAAGATCGTGCGCCGGCCAGCAGCGCAAACCCCTTGGTCATGCCACGGGAAGATTGTCGGGTTCGGCGGATCTAGCTGCGGCCATAGCTGGCCGTCCTGCGCGTTGCCCACGACCGGATAGTAGAAGCGCGTGTCAATGGGAGCCTTCGCGTTCTCCCACGTTGTCCGCGCCAGCGATTCGAGATCACCATACGCCTCGATGAGTTGGGTCAGCGTGTCCCACCAGAGGATCTTCAGGTTGGGATTGAACGCATACATCGCGAGCGCCGCATCCTGTCGAAACTGCATGAACGGATAGCAGCCGAGGAAGCAGAGCGGGAACTTGCCGTAGGACTGGATGAACGCGGTGTTCAGCGTGTTCGTGCGGTTGTCGTTGCCATCCAGCAGCGGCCAACCCACGCCGCGCGTCTCGCCGTGACAGAACGGGCGCGGGTAGTTGAGCGTGGTCGCGAAGTCGAACGCGGTCCCGGGCGGCGTCGGTGGCGGATCCGGCGGCCCCTTCGGCCTTGGGATCTTGCCCCAGCGCATCGCGTCCCTGAACTTTTGGCCGAGCGAATGCAGAACGAACGGTTTCACGCTCCCTCCTTCTCGGTCGTGACCTGCGCTGTGTCGGGCAGCGACGCGAGGGCGGCGCGGTAGGTGGCGAGCACTGCGTGGCATCGGTCGGCCAGCATCTTGACCGGAGACTCGCCTTCAGCCGGACGCCCCACGATGCTCCCGCCACGCAGATAGCTCGTTGCCTCGTCCAGCGCCTCGACCACTGGCCGCAGCGCCTCAGACTCGCGCCGGGCGGCGTCGCGCTCGGCCCTGACCTTCCCGATTTCCTCAGTGCCCCACGCGAGGCGCTTTGCTGCGTCCTCGCATTCCTGCGTCAGCTCGTCCCGCTCGCGCAGGGCGGTCTTGTAATCGGCGCTGACGCGCTGGAACTCGTTCGCTTCGGTCTGCCACATGCGCTGGAGCGCGTCCCGCTCCTGCTCCAGCGTGAGCAGCGCGCGGCCGACGAGGTGCCGTTCGTCGCCGTATCGCACGAACGCCTCGCGGGCCTGCTCGTCGGTCCACTCGGGAGTCATCGGAGCGTTGGAGCGTAGAGCGATTCGGGCGCCGTCGTGTCGGGCACCACGACGCCGAATGCCGGCCGCGCGCGCCACCGCGACACCGCCGGATCCGCCACCTTCTTGCAGCTACACAGCAGCAGCACGATCACGACCATCCAGATCAGGATCTTCATGGGTTCCTTTCTCTGCCAGCGACGCTTCATCGGCTCGCATGGCCTCAGATCGACATGGGATGCATTCAAGCACGCGGCGCTCGGGGCAGAACCATGCCTTCGTGCCCCGCGTGCCCTTCGTCGCGCCCGGCTTCGCGCGAGGGATCTCGCGGGCGCAGAACCAGCAGAACGTGTCCTCGTGCACGTACCGGACCGGCGTCCACGTCTCTTTCGGGATCGGCCCCGCGTGCATCCGATCGAATGCTTCTTGGTACGTCTGCGGGTAGAAGCTCATCTGAGACGGCCCGGCGCGACGCATCGAGGCAGCCAACGGGGCCGCACCGCTGACGCCACGCTATTCGCCGGCCGGGCCGCTTTCATCTACTTCTTCGCCTTGAAGTGATCATCACAATAGAACGATCCGGCCGCGCTCTCTTTCGTGCAGCCCGTCGCCGCGCAGATCGCGCGCGCATCGCTGCCGGCCTCCGTCGTCCCCACCGCTGTGCCTTTCTGCACCTTCACGGTCGGCTCGGCCTTCTGCTCCACCGGGGGCGCCTTGCTCTCCACCTTCGCCTTCAGGCCGGCGTGCCCCTTCTGCTGCGGCGTGGGATCCGCTGCGGGCTTCTCGCCCGGGAATGCCTCGTCCACCTCGATCTCCCCGTCGCGGATCGCGCCCGTGAGCCCGCGCAGCGTGACGAGATGATCGGTCGTCATGTCCGCGATGCCCTCGATCTCCAAACGCTTCAGGATTCGTTCGGGCGGGACGCCCATCTTGCCGAGGTGATCGATGGCCTTCGCGCGCCGGGCCGCGAACGTCTCGGCGCTGCCGGCCACCACTGCCCGCGCGCGCTCGTAGGCCGCCGCCCACAGCGCCTTCGGGATGCCGGCGAACACCGCGTTGCGCTGCGCGATCGCGCACGCCGCGTTGCCCGTCACCGCGATCATGTCGGCCGAGTAGCGGCTGCCGTTCCGCGTCGTGATCCGGCGCCGCACCTCGCGACTGATCGCCACGTTCCCTTCGAGATCGTGGTAGAAGCCCTGTGCCGTGATGAACTCGCCGTCATCGTCCACCACGCGCGCGCCCGCGCGGCAGTTCTTCCACGCCATCAGCACAAGCTCGCCGAATCGGGCGCTCGGCCCCTCGATCATCTTGACCTGACCATCCTCCTTGCGCGGCAGCGCATAGATGCACTCGTCGGCCACCGTTTCGTTCGTGGTCACGAGCATTTCCAGCGTCTTGAGAAACGTCTGCACGCTGCGCGGATACGCCTTCGCGGTCGTGATCTGCTGGTCGATCTCGGCCTTCATCAGCGCCGCGCTCAACCGCTCCGCATGAAGCTCGATCGCTTCCTCGACTGCCATCGGTCACCCCTTCGGTGGATAGGTACGGAACGCGCGGATCCCCGGCTTCTCAACCTCGGCCTGTTCACGCGCCGCGTTGTGATACCGAGCAGCCGCCTCATGGCCGAGGTGTTCGGCCAGTTTCTCAGCGAGCAGCGCCGCGACCTTCTGGTAATCGGTGCTCTTGCGCGCGCTGGATTGCTTCCATGTGATCTTCCAACCTTTGCCAGCGATCCCGGCGGCATCGCCGATCCGCGCCTTCATCGCGTTCTTCTGCTGCTCAAGCACCGCCTCGTGCTGCGCGAGCGCGTTCTGATCGAAGAACAGAAGGCCGGCGCGCACGTCATCCTCTGGCGTCGCCTCGATCATGTGCTCGTCGCGCACGCTCGGATACATCAGGTCCAGCGCCTCGCGATCTCCCGGGCCGATCGGCGGGCGCGTGTCCGTGACCACGTAGTCCATCCACCACTTCACGAGCCGTTCGAGCATCGACGCCTCGAAAGCGGCGTCGCGCGTGACGGTGTAGATCCTGAAGTCGTTGCCGCCGATCAGCACCGCAATGTCCCACACCGGGAACCCAGTGATCGCCATGTAGAGATGGCATTGCACGGCGTAACCGTGCGGAACGTGATCGGTCCCCTCCTTGCCCCACTCGCCGGTCAGGTGGTCGTCGGCGGTCTTGATCTCCAGACCGCGCCGCTGGCCGATCACGAGCCGGTCGGGAGTGCCCACGATCATCGGCCACTCGGGATGCTGCATCAGCCGGTCGGGCTTCCAGACCTTGCGGCCGGTCTTGTGTGTGTACCGGCGCGCGATCAGATCCTCCAGCGCCGTGCCCCACCACATCTGTTCGCTCTCGACCGTGCGTTCGAGCGGGATGCGCCCGGTCTTGTCCAGCCAGACATTGAGCGCGCTGCCGTACTTCGCTACGCCGAGGATCGCGGCCGCATCCGATCCGCCGATGCCCGCGCGCCGTTCCTGAAGCCAGATCTGCCGGCCAAGCTCAGCGCCGGTCGCTTCTCGCTCCATCCCGCACCTCCTTGCCGTGGTCAATCACGTCGCGCACCGTCACGACGCCCTGCGACACGCGCTCGATCTTCACCGCGTGTTCCAGACTGGGCACGCTCTCGCCGGCCAGCCAGCGATAGACCGTTTGGCGTGATACCCCGAGCCCATCCCGGACCCATGCCACGCCAACCGCTGCGACCCATCCCCCAAGTCGCGTGCCCATCCGGTGCCGATCCATTGGCATCTTCGGCCCTCCGTGCCATTGGGACGCTGCCGGCGCGCACGTTAGCAGCGTGCCCAATGGCATTTCAAGGCTCAATCTTCATCCGCTTGCATGGCCGCCGTTTATCGGGGTCGCGGCACCTTCGCGTCCAGCGTGGGCTTCAGGAACTTGTCGTAGATCGCCGACATGAGCGTGGACATGAACACGCTGTATGCGGCCGTGCCAGCGAAGCCGAGCACGCCACCGACAGCGCCCAGCGCGCCGGCATTGGCAGTGCCGACAGCGAGCTTGCCCACGATGTAGAGCGCGGCGTTGATCCACGGGATCGCATCGTTCGGCACTCGCTTCAGAGCCGGCCAGCGCGTGACCGCGAAGCCGATTCCGAGCATGATCACGGGAGCGAACGAATCGAACAGCGCGATCACCTTTTCCGGCGTGATCTTGCCCGGCGTGACCTGCGCGAGCGTGAGCGCCGGCCATAGCAGCAGCAGCGACAGAAACGGCACGAGCTTCTTCATGGTCCCTCCCCAATGGCTGCGACGCGGCGACGGCGGCGCAGTTCGTTGATCGCCTCGGCCCTTGCAGTGCTGTCGGGTTCGACGACCGCGATCACCGCAAGCTCCACCACCTGAATCAACCGTTCCTCGACCTTCGCCTTGCTCTGAAGCTCGGTGCGCAGATCCGCCACTTCATCCTTCACGTCTTTCGTGATCGCGCGGGCGATCACGCCGCCCAGCAGCGCGAACAGCGCCGCCAGCGCGAGCCCGGCCTTCGCGAACAGATGAAGCCGGCGCACCACGCGATCGACGACCATCTCGATAGTCGGCGGTTCCAGTGTCGGGTCATCCATTGCGGCCTCCTTACCTGACCCACGAAACACGGGCCACGATCGCATCGTGCGCGCGAAAAACCTCTGGATCGGTTTCAGCGATGGCATCATGGTGCTCGTTCCAGTTCCCGACCGAGCAATGGATCACCTTGGTCGGGCCGTCTGGCCCCACCTCAGACACGACGCCGATGTGCCCCTGCTTCATGTTGTGATCGGGCCACACCAGAACGTCGCCCGGAAGTGCCTGCGTCCACCCGACGTGAGCAGCGAAGCCGAAGGCCGGCTGCATCGCATCTTCGTAAACCGCAGTCGTCTCGAACCAGACCTTGCCCGCCATGTGAGGCACGGTCGCGTTGGGTAGGTAGCGATCGACCCCGAGCGCCCATGCGACGAACCCCGAACAGTCGCATGCATCGGTGAGCGGATCCGCCGGCGACTCTGCGAGCGGATCGCGCCCACCGGCGCCCAGCCGATAGGTGGTCGTGTGACCCACGGCCTTCCGCGCGCGTGCCACGACAACCTCGCGTGACAGCGTGCCGAGTGAGCGAATCATCCCTTCCCCCCAAGAATGCCGGGCGCGCGATGCGGTTTCGGCTCTGCCGGGAAGGAGAGCCTACTCGCGCACCGCGCTCCGGCCTCATCCGGTGAACGCCTTTTCACCGTAGTGCTGGAACTTGAACGCGACCGCCTTCGACACCTCGCGCTCGAACTCGGCGTAGAAGTGCGGCACTGCGCCGAGGCCGATCGAAACGAAATGCAGCCGGCGATCGAGCCGCGCCTGCGGCTTGAACAGGTAGAGCAGGATCGGGTTCGCTGGTCCCGGTCGCTGCTGGTAAACGCCGATGCCACGCTTCACGAACGTGCGCTGCCGGCCGATGATTCTGTTCCCCACGTCGTGGAGCCCGAACTTCAGGATGAACATCGCCTGCGGCACGTTCACTGCGAACGACGGTCGCGCCCTGATCGGGATCGCCACCGCGCGCCGGCCCGGCTGCGGCTTCTTCGATTCGCCACGCTCGAACTGTGCCAGCAGCAGCCGCTTCGGAGTCCCGACCGCAATCGTGGTCGTGAGCCCGCGCGAGGCGCTGGCGAACGGCTTGATGATGGCCGCCTGCCGCGTGACGAACTCGCCGCCGCGCGCGCGCAGCGTGAACGCGCTCGCGACATGCTTCCGCTCGAGGGTTTGGATCCGCTTCGCCGTCGCGTTCAGAGCGTTCGCAGCGGCGTAGCGGACGGCCTTCTCCCCCTTCTTCATCATGGCGAGGAAATCGCCGGCTTCTGTCGTGACGCTGACTTGCATGGGCTCCCTACGTCGTGAGCGGAAGCAGGCCGAGTTGTCCTTCCTCGTCCATCACCGAGTTGGGATCCTCGTTGTAATGCACCTCGGCATCGATCGTGAAGTTCGTGTGACCCGAGGCGTGCGCCGTCATGCTGAACTGCGCGAAGTCGTGAGTGAACCGCGCGCGACCATCGGCCGGCCATAGACTGAACGTGTTGCCGCCCGGCTGGTCCATACGGATCGCCTGCCCCTTCGCGCCGCCGTATCCGTTGGCGGTGTTCGCCGTGAGAAAGCTCGACGTTCGGCTCGGTCCATTGCCGACGAAGATCGTCGGCGTGGTCGGACTGTTCGAGTCGGTTGCCTTGACTCGAATCACGATCCCGATCGCGCCCTTCACCGGGATCCCGTTCGTGACGGCGCCGAGGCCGGCGCCGATAGTGTACGGACCCGAGGGAGTGACCGGCGCCGCGCCGTTCACCGATACCGCGAGGTTCAGGTACTTCTTCACGATCCCCATGACGCCCTCCTAATCGATGTGAACGCCCATGATCTCGGTGGTCCAGTCGGACGGCCCGAGGTTCTGCACCACTTCGAGCACGAGCACCGACTTCCCGACCCATGAGCCGTCGCTACCATACTTCGGGAACCGGGACATGGCGTCAACGCTGGCGTCGATCGGCACAATGTCCATGCGCCGCACGTCGGGCATGAAGTCCGATGCGAACCGGCAGCCGGCGCGCGGCGTGGACATGAGATCGAACCGCCGGTTGCGCAGCATGACGGCCGAAAGCTCGTCGCGGATCCACTCGGCCGTGATCTGCATTTCCTCCTTCGGATCGTAGTAGCCCTGAAACGTGTTCGAGTCACGCTCGCGGTCGCCCCTGATGAAATCGCCGTGCGCGATCCCAATCGTCACGGTCACGTCAGCCGTGCGCAGGATGCCCAGCACGTCGGCGCAGTTCGTCGCGGCGTTCGCGCCCGTGTTCCACTTGTAGATGTTCGTGTCGCCCACGTCGCCGTCGCCATACCAGAAGCGATCGCCATACCGCACCACGTTCGACGTGAAGCTGGTCGCAGCCCCGGGCAGCGCGCTCGCCACGAACCCGAACACCGGCAGCGCCGAGGTGGCGACGTTCGGCGCGCCACCGAGATAGTCCACTTGGAAGTTGCCGCCCGTGGCGCTGACCGTGAACTTGTTCGTCGAGTGGCTGTAGGAGACGCTGAACACGCGGCCGCTCAGCGACGGCACCGCGTTCATCGCGCGCGCCAGTTCGATCGCGGCGGCCTCGGCGCTGTATTTCCCGGCGCGCAGCGTGGCGGTCTTTGAGACGCCGCTGATCAGGAAGTCGAACGCGTCGTTGAACCCGGTCTTGATATCGAAGCCGTAGCCGGCGAAGAACGAGTTGTCCGGCCCCTCCTGCGCGCGCACCTTGGAGCGAAGCTCGGATGCGAGATCGATCGGCGTATAGGTGTTCGACGACAGCGTGGCGGCCAGCGTAGAAGCGCCTTCGGTCCAGTCCACCTTGTTGTTCGAGCTATCGATCGTGAGCCGCTGGTCGCGGATCGTCGGCTGCGTCAGGCCCTGCCCGCTGGCAGCCGCGTTCAAGAACGCCTCGTAGAGCGTGGTCCCCTTGAAGTGGTCGAACCCGTACTTCACGCGGATCGCGTGCCGCACGTCCACGATCGAGGATTCGTCGCCACGGAAGTCCGACATGAAATCCCACGGCACCGCGTAGTCGTAGGAGAACGCGGCGCCCAGCTTCCACGGGAACGCCAGCCACTTGTCAGTGAAGCGATCGAGGTAGAGCGCGACCCCGGCCTGCTCGGCGATCTTCTGGAGCGCCTGCTGGGCTGTCATCCGCTCGCCGATGTGCACCGCGAGCTTGAAGTCGGTCGGCTGCGCGTTGCGCAGGCTGTCGCGCAGATCCACGAAGCTGCCCGTGGCGCCGGCTCCCGTCTCGATGCTCCCGCCGCTCACGCCGGCATACGTCACGAGGAAGTGGCGCAGAACGTCCGGCGCTCGCTCGATCAGCGAGCCCGCGCTGCCGGTATAGGTGCCGCTGCCATCGTCGGCGTACCCCTTGACGTTGCCGTAGAACTGGCCTTCGAGCCTGAACTGCGCCGGCACATCGAAGTACGTCGGCCCCCACAGCGGCCGCGCAAACGGATTGCTCAGCGGCCCCGGCAGCTTCCGACGATCGACGGTGTAGCTCAGCACCGTGCGGCCGCTCGGAGTCACGAGACTGCGCGAGGGGCGGTACTTCACGACCAGCACGGCCCAGTAGATCTTCGCCTTGTTCGTGGTGCCGCCCGTGAAGTCGAGACGTAGATCCCATGGATGCGCGGTGCCGCCGGATCCGAAGTCCCAATTCTGCGTCCAGTCGGCCGCGTTCCACGTTCCCACTTGCACGGCCGGCGTGGTCGCCGTCGCCGCCCAGTTCGCCGTCGTGGTGCCGAAGCCGACGCCCGGATTGCGCGACTGAATCCGCAGGTTGTTCCCATTGCCGGCGTCGCCGCTCCACGCGACGTAATACTGCACCGACTCGATGCGGCCGAGGTTGCCGAGGTTGGGCAGGATGAGTTGAAGGATGCCGTGCGTCGTGTTCTGGTCGAGCGTGGCGAAGCTCGTCTCGTCGAACGGATCCATCGCGCGCTTCGGGTTCAGCGCGTTGCTCTCGCTCGCGCGCGTGTCGATCGGGATCGCGGCGGCCAGTGCCACCACGTTCTCGTCGGCGATCGAGAGATAGGACTCGCTGGCCCCCAGCGTCTCGGTCACGCTGCCCGATGTATCGATCGGGTTCAGCAGGCTCTCGCCCACCATGAACGGCGACATGCCGTTGGCGCGATCGAGGATCTTCGTGCAGAGGTGCGATGCCGCCACGACCTTCACCGAGCTTGCGCCGATGCCGGCATCGACGAGGATGAGCGGCACGACGCCACGGCCGGCGCCGCTGTCCTCTTGCTTGCTCTTGTTCGTGAACGCGCTGGTCCACGGCGAGCGCATCCCTTGCGCGAGGTGCGCGCCGTAGATGATCGGGATGGGCAGGCCCAGCGATCCGTCAGGCGAATCGGGATAGCTCACCTTGTCCACCACGGTCGGCGGCACTTGCTTGTTCCACGACATGTCTTGAAGCATGAACAGCCGGAAGCCATCCGGCCCGATCTCGGCGGGCCGCGACACGCGCCCCTTGAACACCTGAAAGAGATCGCTGGCCCCGAGCGTTGGCGCGATCCCGAACTCGCGCTCGCGGATCCAGAGGTAGAGCGTGACCGTGGCGTTCTGGAACAGGAAATCAGAGAGCAGATCCTCCATCGTCTGCCCCGCTGCCTGTGATGCCTCCTTGCGATTGGCGATCCAGATCGAGGCATCGCTCGGCGTCACGCCGGGGCCGAACATGGAAATCGATTCGCGGATCGGATCGCAGATCAACCCTTCCTGCCACGTGAAGCCATCCGGCGTGTCGCAGCCGGTCGTCGCGAAGCGAAGCGTCTTTGCACTCGGCGTGGTCAGGTCGATCTTGCAGAGCGCGGTGCGCGCGGCGGTGAGCCGCCGCCATGCCGCAAGGAACGCCGCTGTCGCTGCGCTGCTCACGGCAGCCGCTCTAGCTCGAAGTCCATGTCATAGGTCGTGCCGATCACCAGCGCGTCGCGGATCTTGCCCTCACGCAAGATGGCCTGACAGACGCTCGGCTTCTCGTCCACGAGCATGATCGGATACGGCTGAAGCTGCTTCGAGAACATATCGTCCAGCGTGGCGCGCAGCGACGGCGACGTGGCGGCCCACGGGAACGAATAGATCGCGCCGGGATCGCCGAGTTGCGTGATCGAAGGGACGCCAGACGGCAGCCGGCGCTCGACGCGGTTGTGGAACCGCTCGCGGTTGCCGCCGCGCGAGTAGATGCCGCCGAGATCCGTTAGCTGGCCGGCGAAGAAGTTGCCCATCCTGAACGACGAGGTGCCAACGCTTATCGTGAACGTGAAGCGGATCGAGTGACACGCGCCGACCAACCCGAACTCGATCCAGTCGTCTTTCTGCGTGGCGAGGTTGGCGATCGTTCCCTGCGAAGTCCACGTTCCGCCGAAGCTGTATGCCGTGACTTGCGTGAACACCTCGACCGATGGCGCGGCGCCGCTGATCAGCTCGAAGCAGAAGATCCCGGCCGCGTTCACCGGCGGGACGCCGCCCATGTTGAAATCCATGATGTACGTTCCGAGCGCGAGATCCGGCGTGCGCCACCATGAATAACGGTCGTAGTGGAACAGGTTGGCAACGACGTAAGGCGCCACGTCGCCAATGTCGTTGTGGGCCGTGGCATTGATCGCCGGATTCTGCGCGGTCACGAGCATGTTCGCGAGCCCCAGCTTCGTGTTGCTCATCCCGAGGCCCCCGCGATTTCCATGATCCGTGAGTTGGCCGATCGCATCGCGCCCGTGGGCGACAGCAGTTCGCCCAGCACATCGCGCGGCGAGAGCGTCTGGATCACGAACGTGTCGCCGCCGCTGCGCTGCTGCTGCGCCGCCGCGTTCGCCTTTGTCTCCGTGGCCGGCGCCATGATGCGCGAGCCGCCGGCCGTTGCATCGCCCACGCTGCTCACCGCAGCGCCCAGCACCGGGTTCCCGGTGATCGAGCCGACGAGGAAGCCGAGGAACTTGAACAGCAGCTTCACCGCCTGCGATGCCAGTAGCTCGGCCACCATCTGAAGGACGCCCTGCACGAGCGCATCGAACATCGTCTTGATCGCGCTCCCGAACGTCTGCGACTTGTTCGTCAGGTTGGAGAACACGGCCGAGAATCCGAAGAACACGGCATCGCGCACGTTGAACAGAGCCTGCTTCACGCGCTCGGCATTGGCGATCATCTGCTGCGCCCACTCGCCGACCTGAAGCTCGGGCACCACGACCGGCTGCGTCTGGAGCTTGAGCGCGGCAGCGCGCGCGCGCGTCTGGTCGCGCTCCTGCTCTGGCGTCAGCGGACCGAGGCCGCGCATCCCGGGCGGCGCTTCGCGCGCCGCATTGGCAGCGGCGTCGAGTATCGATCGCTTCAGCTTCGCCATCGCCTCGGCTGCGGCCTCGGCCTGCCGGGTCTGTTCCTCCTGCCAGCGCAGGAACTCGCGGATCCCCTGCGCATTGCCCGGCCCCAGCATCTCGGGCTCTTTGCCCGGCACGCGGATCTCGCCGCCCGCGATCGCGCCGAGTTTGCCGAGGAACGGCAGCTTCTCGAACGCCGCGATCGCATCGATGAGCTTCGTGACCACGGTGAGCAGAGTCGTGATCCCCGGCGCCACCTTCACCGCCACCACGTTCCAGAAGCCGCGCCAGCGCAGCGTCAGTTGTTCCAGCACCTCGTGCATCTCGACGAGGCTGCCGATCATGCTCTCGTCGAGTTGGTTGCCGGTGACGCGCGCCTGATTCGATACCTCACCGAATGACCGCGCCAGTTCCAGCAGCACCGGGATCACCTTCGTGCCGCCGCGCGAGCCAAAGATCTCCAGCGTCTTTGCCACGCGCTCGGCGGGATCGGTGATCTCGGCGAGCCCCTGCGCCGCTTGAAGCAGCGCGCCGAACGTGTCGCGCGACGTGACGCCCAGCTTCTTCAGCGCCGGATCGTTCGACGCGATCGCCTTATTCAAGAACTTCAGCGCCGTTTCCAGCGCCTCGACCTCGATGCCGTTCGTGCGGAACGCGAACTGCAAGGTCTGAAGATCCTTCGTGGTGACGCCGGTCTTTTCCGAGAGGTTGACGAGATCCTTCGCCATCGCCGATTCGCTCTCGACGAAGTGCAGCACGGCCTCGCCGGCTTCTTTCATCGCCTCGGTGAAGTGCTCGATCGCCTCGAAGCCCACGATCGTCTTGAGGGATGCGACCATCCCCTCGAAGTTGTGCTGGATGTTCTTCATGGTGGCCGTAGCGTCATCGACCACCTTGATTGTGAGTTTGGCTTCCGCCATGTCACTGATCCTCGAACACCGCTGCGATGAGCACCATGATCGCGGCCATGCCGCTCTTGTCTCTCCCCATCGCCTTCGAGAGCGCGAGGTTCACGTCGGTGATCCTCGCCTGATCGGCCGCGCGCATCACTGAGAGATTGAACCCGAGGTGCGGATCTTCAAGAGCCTGCCGGGGCGTCAGGCACATCGCCCGGCTGTATCTCCAAAGCTCCAGCGCCTTCCGACTGTGCTCCTTCTCGAACAGGAAAGGACGCGGCTTCGGCCCCCTCTCTCGTGAACCCTGACAGCCGCATGATCGTGTTGCCGATCGCGCTCGCGTCGAGCGTGCTGAGGTACTGGCCCGGCACGGCCGGCGGGCACTTCGCCGGATCCCACGAGAAGCCGGGCGCGATCCATTCGCCGCTCGGCCCCTCGATCGACGTGCCGGCCTCGATGATCCCCGGCATCATCGCGCGGATCTTCTTCAGGTCGGCCACGTCCAGATCCCGCAGTGCTTGTTCCAGATCCTCGCGCGTCATGCGCGCGCCCGGCAGCCCGAGCAGTTCAAGGAAATCCACCTCGTCGAGCCGCCCGCAGCGGACAGCGAATGCGGCGCCGCTGCGGGTCTTGAGGTGCGTAAGCTCGATGATCTCGAACGGCGGCGCCACGTCGGCGGCGCTGTTCGGCTTTTCCCGGCTGGACATTGCTCCCTCCCTCTAGGGCAGTGCTGCCTCAGTGTTGCGGAACCGAGCGAGCAGTGCTGACGCATCGCCCGTGTCGAAGAACGCCTCCCACGTCGCCGTGGAAACGATCACGCCATAGTCAGGCACCGGCGCGCTGAACTCGACGAGCTGCGCCTTGTTCGACCGAAGCTCGAACTCGCGCTTGCTCGCGGCGCCGATCGTGGTCGGGTGCTGGAAGATGAACTGCGGCGTGCCCAGCGTGAACGCGCGCGCGGCATCCCATTGCGTCAGGGTCGTGAACTCCTGCTCGATCCGCCACCGCGCCGTGATGAAGTCGGAGCGCAGCGGCTCGTCGATCGTGAGGCTGCCGAAGTAGGCGCGATCCTCCTGAGTATGAGGCTGCTCCAGCGATACCTCGAATGAGCGGATGCGCACGCTGCCCACGGCATCGGCGGTGCCATCGTCCATCGTGATCCCCTGATGGAACAGGACGGGGAACACGGGCGGGAACACGAGCGATCCGGTCGGCGTCTGATTCGATACGAAGTCCTTCGCGGCCACCGTGACTTCGGCCGTCAGCATGCCGTCCACGCCATTGCCGGCGCGGCCCGCGACGCGAAGCCCGATGAACTTGGATCCCAGCATGCGGAAGCACTTGCCTGTGGTCACGTCGCCGATGATCACCTCGGGCGAATAGCTGTTCAGCGTGGCGCCTTCCTTGAAGAAATGATCGCGCACGCCAGTCTCGACCGTGGTCGGCGCCGGGTAGTTGCCGAAGATCCCGCGAAAGATCTCCAGCAGCCCCTCGTAGTTCAGCCGCACCTTGAACGTACCGCCGACCGTGTAGAGGCCCTGATACAGTGCGCGACGAGACTGCTGCGAGTAGAGCGATGGATCTTGGATCACGCCCACGTTCGGGTTCACGTCCCACGACATGAGTTCCAGCTTCGCAGTCGGCGCGATGTACGTCCCGTAGGTCGATTCCTTCGGGCCGATCTGAAGGTAGCTCTTATGGCCGAGTCCGGGCGGCATCGTTCACACCTCCTTAGTACCAGAGCGTCGCAGCCGGCAGATGCCGGTTGAATAGCTTGCAGTGCGCAGCGGTGAGCGTGGCCGCGAACGTGCAGCCACCTTGCCCGCTCGTGGCGAACGCGCCGAACATGAGGGCCGACGCCATGAGATCGCGGAACAGAGGAAGCGCGGCCTGAGTCGTCATCTCGGCGCCCAGCACGCCGTTCACGAACGCTTGGATCTTGCGCGCGAACGGATCGTAGAGCAGCCGCACGCGGGCGCCGCCATTCACCGTCTGCTGCGCGCTGCCCAACACGAGCGGCACGATCACGGCAGCGGTGCCATCGCCGGCCGCGCTCACTAGCTGCCAGACCTGCGTCCCGTAGTTCCATCGAAGTTGCACGACCGGATGCCCGGGCGAAGCCGGAAACGGTTGTGCCGAGTCCATCGTGCCGATCTCGACGCCGACGAAAGCCGTTGCGTTGACCGAGAACGCAATGCCCGGCGTGATCAGGCATGCGATCTCAAGCATGTATTGCGACCAGTGCTCGCCATTCGGGCCGGCGAGCGTCGGGTAGGAAAAGCTCGTGTCCGTCTGCTCGATCCGCGTCTCGACGATTTTGTTGCTCGCCTGCACGAGCGTTTCAAGGATGAGGCCCGGATTGGTGAGCCGCTGTTGCATGTTCGCGCCATCGACCCGTTCTATCGTGGGCAGCACCGTGAACGGGTAGATGCGCAGGAGCGTGCGCTCGTAGTCGTAGCTCAACATGCTCGGGTCATCCGCAAGAGAGCCGTCGTGCTGGACGGTCGCGATGATGCTGAACTGTTGCTCGGCGAGGTAGCTGCCCGATCGCACGGCGGGATCCGGCCCGACGAACTGACACAGGCCCGGCCAGATCCCGCCGTCGAACGAAGCGAACATCGTGCGCTCGGCGGCGAACATGACCCGGCGCACGTCGTTGATGAGCCCGAGCACGCGATCCATGGAATCGATTGCGTGGCTCGATTCGCAGTGCACCGCGAACGTGGCCTTGATCCGGTGCGTGCTGATGCCGCCTTCAGCATCCAGAAACTCCGTTCCGATGTGCTGAAGCCACATCGTCATGGTGTTCGGGTTCGCGCCGGCATCGCCCGGGTAGCCCAGCCGCAGCACCGGCGGTGTCTGCGTGTTCCAAAGGTCGGTCGGCGCCGTGCCGATCTTCTGAAGCTCGGTCTGCATTGCGCTCAGCATGAGGCTTTCGGGCGCTGGATTGGGCACCGTTCACCTCCCGCTAGAGCTTGGCGCAGAACACTTCGGTGAATGCTCCATCGACCGTGCGGCGCGCGCGCGTGACCCGATACGATACGCCGTCGATCTTCAACGTCGCGCCCTCCTGAAGCCCGGAGAATGCGCCCGTCTTTACCGTGACTCGCGTCGCCGGCCCGATGAACGTGCCCGTGGATTCGTCGAGGATCGGTTCCTCGCTGTCGTCCACGATCCCCTTCGCCACGACGAGCCCGACCTGCACATCGCGTCCGAAGTCCGCGAGGTACACGTCGAGGCCCGCCGCGTCGAAAGGCTGAACCACTAGCGGATCTTCTTCTGCGCGCTGACCGTCACGTTGGCGGCCACGTTCGTGCCCGTCTCCGTGCCGACGTAGCGAATGAACCGCTGGCACTGCGCCAGATCCAGCACGAGCGACTGAAGGTTCGTGCTGGCCGACACGACCGTGAACAGCGCCCCGGTCACATCGACCCAGTTCGTCGAGCCATCGGCGCTGGACTGGATCTTGCCCGTGAGCGTGCCGGCCGTGACGACGCCGACGTTCTGGACCACGAGGGCGAGCCCGTCGTAGTCCAGCAGATCCACGGCGCTGCCCGTGAACGTGCTCGTGATCACCTGCGGCGTCATCAGGCTCAGCGATACATACTGAGGCGCCGCGATCGCTCCACTCGACATGACTCACCCTCCTTCAGCGGTTGCGGGTTCTACTCCTTCTTCGGCTTGCCCTTCGCCTCGGGTTCCTTCTTCGCCGCTTCGCCGGCGGTCGGGTCGGGCGGCGTCGGTCCAGCGCCACCGCCTTCCCCTTCCGCCGGCTGCACGGGGGCCGGGGCGGATTCGACCAGCACCGCGCGGCCGCTCGCGACATACGTGCGGCCGGTGCGCTCGTCGATCTCGAACACATCGCCGGGATAGACATCGCGCCCGCCGATCGCGAACCCGATGCCCGCCGGTCCGACAGCCTTGAACTTCATGATCTTCCCTCCCGGCCTCCAGAAATCTTCGATGACCATGAACCGTCAGCCGTGGATTAGTTGGCGCCCGTGGACTTCGTGAACGACTCCGGGTGACGGATCAGTTCGTCGCACATCTGGAAGCTCGTGACCTCGATCAGACCGCGCTTCTTCTGCGCATACGGATCGACGATGATCTCCATGGACGCGAACAGACCCACGATCAGGTCCATCCAGTTCCCGAAGATCGTGCCCAGTTCCGTGCCGCCCGTGGCCTCGCTGCCGGCCATGACCGCCGAAACCTGATTCGTGGCGACGGCCTTGTAGCCCGAGATGATGCCGTTGTCGAACGGACCATCCCAGATCGGCCGGCCCGCAGCCGACGCCGAGAAGTCCAGCGTCTGCTTCATCTTGCCGGCAGCCGTGGGGCACGTCATGTACGCGGTCGCACCGGCGAGCGCGTTCTGGTTCGCGACGGCCGTCTGCATGTCCACGAGCTTGCCGTAGTTCGCGACCGTGCCGCCGAACGCGACGCTGTTCACGCCCGTCTGCTTGTAGATGCCGGTCGGCTCGCCGTTGGCGCCGAGCCCGTGGATCGCGGCGCGATCGATCGCCAGACCGTGCGCGATCGCCAGTTCGTCGCGGATCCACATCTCGGCGTCGATCGACGCCTGAACGAGGAACTGCCGCGAGTAGCTGGTCGTGCCCTGCAACGTCTTGGGGATCAGCGTGGCGAGCCCGAGCGCCGGATCGCTGGCCGTCACATCGACGCCCGGATTCTCCGACACCCAGAACACGGTCATGCCGCCCGTCTGACGCGGGAACGCGATCGGCGCCGACAGACCCGTGAGCAACCGCGCGCCGAGTTGCAGCACGTACGAGCGATTGCGGAACAGTTCGATCAGTTCGCCCGGCTGCTCGAACACGAGTTCCGAGCCCTTGGCGACCGTCTTGCTGTCCAGCGTGCGCTTCGCCCACGACTGCTCGCGCAGTCGCATCGGCACGAGCACGCTGATCTTGTTCGCGCCGCGCGACGACAGGCCGGTCGGGTGCTTGCGAACAAGCTCCTTGTGTACCTCTCCCTCGATGCCGTCGAGGTTGTCGTCGGCCGCCTGCGCGATCGCGCGGGCATATGAGTACCGCGCGCGATCCCCGTCGCTGAGCCCTTCGAGCGGATCCTCGGGCTTCAGCGCCTCGCCCTTCGTGCGGAGATGCTTGATCGCGTCGGCCTGCGCCATCTCGACGCTGCTGCCCTTCTCGATCCACTCGGTGACACGCTCGGCCGGCATGCCGGCCGTCGTCGCGATCTCGGCCAGCGCCTTCACACGGGCGCGCTCGGCTTCGACCCCTTCCTTCTTCAGATCCACGTCCGGCATACGGCGAACCTCCGGTTGAGGGTTGTCCTCGATCTCGACCTGCGGATACCACGATTCCCCGGCACTGCGGCCCACACCGACCGAGGGATCGGCCGGCACTCCGACGAGCGAAAGCTCGACGGGCATCCAGCGAGTGATCTTCCAGAGATCACCGCGTTCCTCGTTTTCCTCGATCAGCTTCGCCCGCTTCGGCATGTAGCCGACCGAGATGTTCATGCGCACCTCGGCGTCCACGTCCATCTGCGCATCGCGCCCGCGCTGCGTCGGCGAGAAGCGCACGACAGCGCGGCCCATCTTGTCCTTCTGATCGATCGACGCCGATTCGATCACGCCGATCGGAACGCCCCGGTGTTCCTCCAGCACGGCAGCGGTGCCGCTCTCGAACCGAGTCATGTCGACCGCGCCGGGCGAGTGATCCAGCACCTCGCGATAGGTGCCGAACCAACCCTGTCGCTCGACCTCGAACTCGCTTGAGAACGCGACTTCGTACCGCGCCACGTCCTCGGCATCGCCAGCGCGAGCCTCTAGCTTGCGGATGCTCTGGACAGGCATGAACCGGATCCCGGGCTCGCCCGGCAGCGCGCGCTTCTTCACGGCTGAACCTCCTTCGAGACGATGAACCGGCGCCGCGAATGTCCATTGCGGCCCGCTCCGTTCTGTTTCTCCTTCGCAGCTTCACCGCTCGCAGGCTCGTCCTCGCTGTCGTCGGCCTGCGCGCCGGCTGTGTCGGGGCCCGAGATCTCGACGCCGGCCAGATCGGCCATGCGCTGTTCCTCGGCCAGTTCGCTGATCACTTCCTCGAAGTCCTGCCCCGTCTCCGCGAGAAGCTGAGTGCGCGACGCGAGGCCCGACTGGATCCCGAGCACGCCGGCCTGCATGTCCTTCAGCGGATCGACCCACGGCCAGCCACGGCCGGCGAACTTCACGGACAGGTACTTGCGCGCATCGCGCGTGTCGAGCACAAGCTCGCCCGACAGGACCGCCATGCGCATCCACTCGGCATAGAGCGGGAGAAGGAACCGCTGCTCCCACCACTCCTGAATCATGCGCCAATAGTCACGCTCGACCAGCAGGCCGGATCGCATCGACGAGTAGTTCACGCCTTCGAGATCGTTCGCGAGCGCGTTGTAGCTCATGCCCAGCGCCGTCGCCACCTGTCGCATGCCGCCCTTCACGAACGCACCGAACGCCGTGGACGGATGCTCGGGCGAGTAGTCCGCGATCTCGTAGCCGGGCGGCACCACCGCCATCTGTCCCGGCGATGCTTCGGTGATGAAGCCGGTCTGGCCGGCGGCCGGCGTCGCCTGCCCAAGCTCGCCCTGCTTCTGCTGGAAGAACAGCATCTTCGCCGCCGAGATCCGGGCGGCCACAAGCTCGCTCTCGATGTAGCCGTTGAGGTGCCGCAGCGGAATGATCGAAGCGACGAGCCACGACGGGCCGCGCGTTTGCCCCAGCCGATCGGGGTCGTAGAGGTGGAAGATCTCGTCTGCCGGCACGCGCAGCCGCTTGCGGTTCGTGGTGAGCCCGAACGAATCCGCCGGCCGATCCCAGAGGTAGTACGCGATCGGGCGTCGGAAGGCATCCATCTCGACGCCCATGTGAATGTTCGGCTTCGTGCCGCTCTTGTTCGCGTCGCTGATCAGATCTTCGTCGAGCTGGTCAGCTTCGATGGACTCTAGAGCGAGGCCATACTTCCCTTCGCCACGCCACTTCCGCACGATCACTTCGCCGTCCCGAGCGACGGTCTTGAGCAGCAGCCGGCTCAGACCGTTGAAGTGGAAGCGGCCATCGAGTGCGGGCGTCGTAGTCCATGTGTCCCATGCTTCGCTGATCTTCCGGTTGATCTGCTGACTCAGTTGTCCGTCGTTGTTCCGCACGCGGGGCGAGTGCTTGAAGCCGTAGGGGCCGATCACGTTCGCAGCAGCAGCGCGAAGAAAGTGGCGTGCGATCCCGTTGTTCTTCTCCAAGTCTCGCGCCCGCGCGCGCATCTTGCTCAGCGTCCAGCGGATCTCGTCGTCCGCTGTCTGGTTCATCGTGATCCAGTCGGCGAGAAGGCGGCCGCTGTTCGCCGCGTCGATCCCGCGTTGCTCGGGCACGCCGAGCCATTTCCTGATGCCGCGCTTCAGTCGCTGGATCACTGGTCGGGGTTCGCGAACGTCACGTTCACGTCCTCCAAGAAGCTGCCCGGGTTCCGTTCCGATCGCAGCTTCGCCTCGCACGATGCCTTCAGCGAACGTAGCTCTGCGAGATCCGCATACACGAACGATCGGTTGCCAATCTGATAGCTCGCCACAGCGCCGGTCACGATCTTGTCGATCGCATCCTCGATCTTCGGCAGCATCTCGGCGGCCCACGTAAGGTTCGTGGTCGCGGTCGCGAGGTTGATCGTGATCTCCACCACGCCGCTGTCGGCGACGTACACCTCGCCCGACTTCGTGGCGCGCACTTCCCACGAGTAGTTCCCGGGCGGCGCTGCCGCCGATGCCGCCGCGCTCAACACGAAGTCGAACGACACGCCGCTCGGCGTGCCGGCGACGTTGAATGCGGACGGGCCGACGACATAGAGCACCGTGGTCCACGATTGATTCGCCGGGAAGTCTCCGTAGGTCGCGGAGAACTTGACGGTCGTGCCGGCGATGAAGCTCTCGGGCATGGTGGTCGCTGCCATGCCGCGCAGGAAACACGGCCGGCCCCCGGCCGTCCAGTCACGCGCGCGTTACAGCCGGGGGCGCCGGCCCTCCAGCGGCCCCGGGCGGCCGCCTAGGAGCCCCGGGCTCGGCCTCGTGAACCCTGCCCCGGCCCCTGATGCCCCCGGAAACGGCACGGCCCCCGGGGCGGTGCTGCCCCCCGGGGGCCGATCGAGCGCCCGGCCATCCCTAGCCTAGCTGGCGCGCGGACACGTCCGGCGGTTGTGCCCCTGCCGATGGCACTTCGTGCAGCGGTGCACGGCCGAGCCGCCGCTGCGCGCGATCGCCCGGCGCTTGCGCGCGCTCAGCTTCTTCGCGCGCGCATCGCCGCCGGCCCGGTGCCACGCCTTCGTGCATGGATTCATCTTCATCACCTCACTCTCACTCGGCCTTCTCACCGCACGAGATGGTGAACGGTGCGCTGCACGACCAGCGGCTTGTCCGCTGGTCCCTTCACGAACGGCGCGATCCACTTGAGACGGCGCGCCTGAATGCTCGCATACCACTGGTTCCGCCAATGTCCGCTCACGATCCAGCGGTGCGACCACTCGATCGATCCCGGCTGCGGATCGCGCGTCTCCTGCTTCGGACGGCGCAACCGCACCACGCGCACGGTCGGAACGATCGGGCTCCCCGCGCGCGCCAGCCGGTGCCGCGCGTGGCGGTCGATCAACGTCTCCTTCACGTCGGCCCAATCGCGAATCAAGCTCCACAGCGCGATCGCCAGCCGGTGCGTCGTGCGAAGCTGATCGCTGATGATCTCTGGCGTCAACCCATCCACCGCCTCAAGGTTCGCCGCGATCTCGGCCACGCTGCGCTCGCCGTAGCCGAAGATCTCGGCATCTTCGTGAATCGGCATCGCGCGCGGGATCCCGGGCGGCAGCATGCTTTCCTCATCCATGTTCGCGTACTCATCCCGCTCGTCATGCATGTCAGAGTAGAACGTCCACATCAGCCCCATCTTCATCTCGCCGTTCCGGCTGTTCATCGGCATCCGGCGCCACAGCATTCCGTTCGTGACCACGGTTTTGCCGCGCACGTCGGGGCCGGCGAGCCCGCGCTCGAACCACATCACTCCGTTCGGACACGGCAGATCCGTTTCCATGATGCCTTGCGGCGGCATGGTCTTGGTCGCGTGATCGGCCAGCGCCAGCATGTCCTCGCTGATCAGATACGTCCGGGCGCCCAGCATCGCGCGCGCCTCCATCTCGGCGCGCGATACGCCGGGGAACAGCATCCGTCCCATGCCGTCTCTCTGCCGCGCTCCCTGCCATCCCTCGAAGTAGCCGGATCCCAGCTTCGTTCGCCAGTACCGCGCCAGTTCATCTTGCAGCTCCAGCGCGCTCGTCGCCGTCAGCTTCGGTGGCCGGCGCTTCACTGGTCACCTCCCTTCATCGCGGCCAGCCGGCGCTCGATCCGCTTGCGCGCAGCCACCAGCTTCTTCAGCGCCGTCGCCGCCCGCTTCGCCTTCGTCGTCCACGCGCGCTGCCGCGCATCGATCGCTTCGAGCTTGTGTTCCAGCAGCGTCGGCGCCGCCGGCTTCGCCTTCGGGGGCGCCAGCCGGATCGGCATCCCGGCCGCGAACGCCACCGTGTCGCGCCATCCCTCGGCGAAGCCGTACCGCTTCGAGCGCCGCATCCACCGCTCGCCCTTCGCGCCGCCGTTATGCGCGAACTCGTGGCAGACAACGTGCGCCACCTCCTGCGGGTCCGGCGTCTCGCGCGGGATCCAGATCCACGACCGCGAGCCGTTCACGTTCCCGAGCCCGTGGCATCCGCGCGAGTTGCGCTTGCACATCCTGAACGTCACGACCAGCTTCTTCGGCTGCTTCCCGAACTCGCGCTCCCTGCACTTCAACGCGATCGCCCGCAGATCCTCAGTCTCGAAGTGCGTCTCGTTGATCACGCGCAGCGTCGCGCGCGGCTTCTTGCCCCCGGGCCATCCGGCGAGAAAGTTCACAGCCAGCCTCCCTTCCGAAGTGCGTCCTTCGACCCCATGCGAAACACCGTCTCGCGCTCCACGTCGCCGTCCTCGCGCATCGTCTCCTTCTCGATCACCACGGCGGCGCACTCGCTGCCGGCGGTCAGCCGGGCTTCCTCGCGGATGCTCACCGCCTGCTGCACCGCCGTGTGAATGTCGTCGCGGTGGTCAACGTCGTAGCAGTCGCCGCGCTCGTCGATCGTGCGCACCGCGAACTCGACCTGCACCACGCGGCGGCTCACGACCGGCCGCCCTTCAACACATGCTTCTCGAAGATGCTCCAGATCGATTCCTCGTTCGTGTCACGGATGCCGCTCCAGTCGCCTTCGATCGCCATCATCGGGTAGTCGCATTCGTCGGCGATCGCGCGCCCGGTCCACAGCGTCAGTTCGCGGATCGCGGCCAGCGGCAGCCACGCCGAGAAGCGGTAGCTGAAGCCGGCGCCGGGCAGCGTGCCCTCGAACCGCACGTCCCACTTCCGTGCGCTCTTGCGCTCGATCTTCGTAATCGTCGCCTTCGGGAACACGCGCTTGATCAGCGCCAGTTCCACCTTCGATGCCACCGCGTACTGGTCCATCTTCTAACCTCCTTGCCTTGCAGCCGGCCCATCCGGCCACGTACCTACTCTAGCCTATCGGCCTCCGCTATGCAAGTGTTTAGTCGGCCGCGATTATGGCCCCTCCAGCAGCGCCCCGCGCGCCAGCGCCCGCATTCCGTCCGCATCGCGCCACGGGTCGGGATCCCGATGGTCGGCGATCTTTTGAAGCGCGCGCACGAGCGATTCCATGCGCCTCTGCATCGCGGCCTCGCGGCTGATGCATTCGATCGCGCTGTGCTTCATCCCGGCCGGCTCGACGATCTGCACGTTGTCCGACATGAGATACTTCTTGCACGCGCAGTGCCGCACTTCGGTTTTCAATGGACACCTCCTTCGATCTTCTCGGTGCCGCCGGTGAGATCCACCGCGCGACCGACGATGCGCCCGTGCGCGTGCGCGCGCGGATCCACCTCGACGCCCTTGCGCTCCCGCTCGCTCACTTGCACTTCGGGTTGATCGCGCATCCACTGCTCCGCGATCTGGCTCGCGGCATACCTCTGAAGCGCCGTCTCAACGCGCATCAGCGCCGCCGGGTTCACAGCCTGCTCGCGCTCATGCTCGAACCGCAGCCGCCGGTCCAGTTCCATGCGATCCAGCACCATCGTCACGAACCCGATCCTGAAGCTGTCCGCATACGGCCGGCCCATGCCCCGGCACTCGCGCCGGGATTGCCGCAGCGTCTCGGCGTTGAGCCAGACGTACACCATCCGGGCCGCTTCGATCGCACCGCGCCGGCCGCTCACCTCATACGCTCGACCGGCACCGCGCCGGCTGATGAATGCGGCGAGCCCGTTGAACCGCGCCAGCCGGGCGATCAGCAGATACCGCCATTCCGAGATGGTCGATTCCGTGTCGATCCAGCCGCGATCGACGTGCAGCGTGCTCCCCATCTCGTCGTCGTGCGCGGCTTCCACCTCGTCGCGCGTGATCTCGTAGCGGTCGAGAACCGCCTGAGCGCGTGACGCGGCCGCAGCCGCCTCGCCCGGCGTGCCCGCCCGCTTCGCCAGCTTCAGCAGCGCGCGCACCTTGTCCATCGCTTCCTTGCGTGTCGTCATGGCCTCCCTCCCAGCGGCGGCGCCGTGATCAGCGCCGGCAGCATCACGGTCAACACGAGCAGCACGGCCAGCGCCAGCGCCACGCCGAGCCCGCCGAGGATCCAGTGCCGCGCCCTCACGACGCCAGCACCGCGCGCGCTTCAACCGCCGCGCTTTCCAGTTCCGCCTTGCATTGGAGCAGCCGGATCGGATCGCCCATCACGTTGTCGCGGTTCTCTGCCGCCTGAGCGAGCTTCGCGAGCGCCGCCTCCGCTCGCTTGCGCAGCCGCGTCTCCTTCGTCAGCGCCGACGCCGCGATCAGGGATCCGCCCGACGACAGCGCCTCGTTCTCCCGCTTGAGGTGCCGGATGAGCGCCGCCTGATCCTCCTTCGCGTCCTCGCGCCCGCGCGTGAACGAGATCTTGCACAGCCGCTCGACGACGCCCCAGAGCGAGTTGTAGCTGCCGGCTTCCATCGCGCGCTTCACATGATCCTTCGCCACGCGCCACGACCAGCCGGCCGCCATCTCGGCTTCCACTGCATCGGCGTACCTATCCCTCGGCTTCAGCATCATCGGCCTCCCTTCTTGTCCAGAGCTTCGTACAGCTTCGCGACAACCGCGAGAACCGGCAGCATGTTCGCGGCGCTCCAATGCACGCCGCGCGGATAGATGCGGTGCAGTTCGTCGTGCACCGCGCGCGCCTCCTTGTCGGTCAGCTTCAGCGTGATCACAGCGGACCGCCCTTCGTCGCCAGCGCATCGGCCTCGGCGAGAATCGTTCGCGTCCATGAAACGTCGTTGGGATGCGGGCGCCCGGATGATCCGAGCCGCTTCTGCGCCCGGGCGATGATGCGCAACGCCTCGGCCAGTCGGTTCTCCGCGTTCTCCAACCGAGCCTCGATGCCGCACGCCTCAATCGCGTTCGCGTTCGCCCGATCTCGCTGATCCTCACGTTCCTTCGTCAACCGATCGATCACGGGGTCCTCGCCGATCTCAAGCACGAGCGCGTGCCGATCCAGCAGCGCGCGCATGAACGCCGCGTCGCCCTGCCGGTAGAACGTCGCCACCGTCGCGTTCGCCCCGAGGATCAGATACTTCTCCGCGCTCACCGTCTCGTCGCCTTCGATGCGGTTGCTGCTCACCGCCGCGATCCGCCACGGCAGCTTCGTTGTCGGCACCTTCGTCATCTGAGCACCCTCCTTGCCTCGTGACGCGCGAGCGCGTCGGTGATCTCTTTGTTCAACCGCGTGATCGACTTCCTCACCTTCCTCGTCTCGGGCGCCCATAGGATCTTCGCGACCCGGTGCGCCCTGATCATCAGGCTCAGCAGCGCCATCGCCTCTTTCGCGCTCACGACTTGGCTCCGCGCTCGATCATCTCCATCAGCGCCCACAGCACCGCACACTTGCGGTCCACGTCCATGCCGCGTCCCTGCACGATGCCGAGACTGTTCGGGCTCGCCGCCTCGCCCTGCTGCTCGATCCACTTGGCCTCGAACAGCAGATGATCGGCCAGCGATCGCAGTTCCCGCGTCAGGTCCAGAAGCATGTCCACGCGCTGATACCGCAGCGCCGATTTCTGGTCGTCCTTCTCGAACAGCGCCTCGCGGATCGCATCCCTGTCGTCCGTCAGCTTCGTCAGGTGGTACCACGTCCCATCGGCGTACACTCGGACGGGCTCGTTCTTCACGGTGCATTCCAGCACGATCTTCTTCGCCGTGCGCGCCGCCTGCGCCGCATCCACGATGCTCTCGAATCTCTGGTTCTTCGCGTCCACCGCATGCTCCTGCTCACCTCGGGTTTAGCTGGGGCGCCGGTGGATCCGGCGCCCCGGGATCCGCTACCTCGCGTTCCGCATCTCGTGCAGCCGATCGATCGCGCTGTCCAGCCCCTCGATGATCGCGGCGGCCTGCGTCAGCTTCGCCCGCGCGTCGTCGCGCGCCGCTTCCAGCATCTCGATCACCTTGGCCTTCGCCGCGATCTCGGCCTTCAGCGCCTCGATCTCCGCGTCCTTCGGGTCCAGCGTCAGGCTCGGGCCGCGCAGATCCGCCGGCACCTCGGCCTCGCCGGTCGTCGCGGCATGCGCCTTCTCGCTCTGCGCGATCGCGAACGGGCTCAGATCGGGCGCGCAGATCGGGCAGCGGTGGATCGGGCCGGCGTGGCCGTTGTCGCTGTGCTGATTCTCGATGCCGCCATCGTCGTAGCACGGCGCGCAAAGCTCGCTGTGCTCGTTGTCGCCGCGCCCGGTGCTGCGCGTCAGCTTGCCGCAGCATGCACACTTGTAGCAGCCGGTGCCCTTCTGGAACCTGCGGGCGTCACGCTTGCGATCCTCGGCCGCCATCATCCGCTCCGCCAGCGTCTGCTTCTGGTTCTTCGCGTTCACCGCGTCCTCCTTGCTTTGGCGCCGGCCCATCCGGCCCCGTACCGATCACACTGCACTTCCGGGTCGCCCCGTGCAAGTGTTATCGGCGGCCCCCATGCAAGTCTTTACAATCGGCCCCGGGGCCGCCCCAGCCGGCCCCCGGATCCTTCCCCCAGCGTGCCCCAGCCGGCCGGGCTCGGCCTCCCGGGGGCCGCCCCGGGCCGGCAGCCGGGGCCGGGCGCCCGGGGCGCCACAAGCGGAGCGGCCCCGGTGATGGGCACCGGGGCCGGGTTCCGCCGCGCCGGATCTACTGCGTCTGCATCCGGCGGCACTCCTTGATCACGCTCTCCAGCACCGCTTCCTTCTCGCTCCCCAGCCGGCCATTCACCAGCGCCAGCACGCGGCTTCCCTTCACCTTGTAGATCTCGCCGTCGTGATCGATTTCCTCGACCGCGCCGTTGTACGCCTCCCACGCGCTCTCGTCGCCCGTGTGTCCAGCGCCCTTCCGCCACTTCTCCGTCAGCGCCGCGCGCTTCGTCTCCGCGTTGTGCATCGCCCGCCCGCTGTCGCCTTCCTCGACCTTGGGCAGCGGCGCCAGCGTGTTCAGCACCGTCTCCGTGAACTGGTCCACCGTGAACCGCGTCTCCTTCATCAGCCGGTACTGCTCCGCGACGGTGCGGTAGCGATCCACGATCCCGGCGAACATGCGCTCGGCGGCCTCGACCACCTTGATCCTCGCGTTGCCGACGTGCCGCACCATCACGGCGTTGTCGTGCGTCGCGCCCGCGTGCGCCATCCCCAGCGTGTTCGCACACACCACGCGCACCGGCGTCAACTGAACCTGCGCGCGCCGGCCGCAAGTGTGATTGTTCGAGATCAGTCCGAACGGCACCACCTCGTTCGCGAACACTTCCTTCACCACCGGGTCGTCCACCGCGAACTTGACCATCATCCATGCATCGGCGCCCTCGCGCAGCGTGCCGCCGGTTTCCAGCGTCGCCAGTCCCTTGTCCAGCAGCGGCACCAGCACCTCGAAGGCGTCGCGGTTCTGGAGCGGCCGATAGCCGTTGCCCACGATCGACAGCGGCAGGTTCCGGTCCTCCCGAATGGTGGCGAACGATCCCGGCACCTCCATGTAGCCGCCGGCACCGTCCGGCACGAACGCGGGCCGCATGGCGACCACGTAGTCCACGCCGGCCAGCTTCAGCGCCGCCTCGAAGTCCGGGGCCTCGTTGAGAACGACGCCCTCGTGATGCCACGGCGTGAGGCGCACCGAGAACATTGCCGCCTTGCCGGTCTGCGCGTTGCGATCCAGTTCGTGTGCCATCTTGGTATCTCCTTCTACGTTCACCGCATTGGATGGGGCGCCGGCAGATCCGGCGCCCCGGGGCACCATCTACCGCAGATTCATCTCGCGGGCCGTGTCGTACGCCAGATCGCGGTCCGTGAACTGCTCCACCACTTCCTTCGTCACGCTGTCGACGACCGCATGGTGCAGCACGCGCTCGCCGTACCAAAGCTCCACGCTGTAGCGGGCGGGCGCCACGCGATCCAGCGTCTGCGCCACCTCGGCAACGCGGCGGGCCGCGATCACCGTCGTGTTCTCGCATACGACCTGCGCCATGTTCCCCGCCTCGGCGCGCCGGCCAAGCTCGGCGATGCGCTGCGCATCGGCCATCTCCGCGAGCTTGCCCGCCGGTCCGTTCAGCCGGCGCAGCTTCCGCGCCAACACGACCGCCTTGCGGATGTTCCCCGTTCCGTCGATCGTGCGGATCTTCGCCTTCTGCTCGTTTTCGGGCGTCACGTACAGCATCGTGACTTTGTACGACAGCGTATCGGTGCCGCTGTACTTCCGAACAAAGTCACCGCGCCGGATCTCTGCACCGTGGGCGTCCACCGCCGTCTCGATCCACCGTCCGTTCATCTGCCCCTCCTTGCCACTGGGGCGGCCCATCCGCCCCGCATCCACAAGCTAGGCGCTCTTGCCGGCTCGTGCAAGTGTTTCCAGCCGGCCCCATGCAAGTCTTTACAATCGGCCGGCCGGCCCGCCCGGGGGCGCCCCATCTAATGCGGCCGCCAGCCGGCCCAGCGTGCCCGGGCTCGGGCTCTACCAGCGGTTGACCCATCCCGGGCGCCGGATCGGGCGCGGCGGCCCAGCCGGGGCGGCCGGGGCCGGCCCGCCGGCTGGCCCCTCGATTGCATCCGGCGCGGCGCCCCATAGCCGGGCGCGATCGCCCAGCGCGCGGATGAACTGCGGACCCATGATGTAGAGCGCGGCCAGCGCGTACACCTCAAGGTCCAGCGCCTCATTGCGCTCGCGGATCTTCACCCACTCGCGCACCGCACCTCGACCCTTGACGTACTTCCTGATCGCCTTCTCGGCCGTTAGCTGCTCGAAGTATTCATCGTCGAGCCAATCGGCGATCGGGAAATGCATGTAGCCGGCGCTGTCGCGATCGGCGATCTGAAGCCGGGCGAGCACCACCTCTTTCCCCGTGTCAACGCAGAGCATGAACAGCGGCAGCCGGAAACGGTTGTGTGTCGTCGGCCGCTCGACGAGCGGCTTGCCCGAGTAGCTCGCGCCCTTGATCGCGAACATGATCGGCGAAAGCCCCTGACGCGCGGCGCAGTATTCATAGACGCGCTGTGTGTGAGCGCCGCCGCTGTCGATCACCACGCGCTCGACCGCGAACGACCGACCGCCCTCATGCTTCAGCGGCGTGGCGAGGTATTCCGTGAGATCCGCCCACGTCTTTGCCGATGCCGGGTCGCCGTAGATCTGCTGGAACGCGACGATCCACGATCGCTCGCCGGCACCGTAGCCTTTCGTCAGCACTTCGAGCCGGTCGCCCTGAACGTCCACCGATGCGACCAGCACGCCGACGCCGTGCGGGATCTGCGCCGGGTAGTTTTCGCAGCGCGCGCGCAGGACGTGGGGCTCGACACTGGTCCCGCGTTCTTCCCACGTCTCGCCCAGCACCGTGTTCACCCACGTCTTGAGCTTGAACGGATCGTTCTTCGCGTCCAGAAACTCATCGACGCACTGCGCCCATGACTTCCAGCCGAGCGGCGAGTAGAGGCTGCTGATGTGATAGCCGATCGTGCGCCCGTCGCCCTCGGACGTGGGGCGCCATTCGCCGGCCGCCAGCATCTTCGTTTTGTACTTCTCACTCACGAGCCGCTTGCAGCCAGAGCAGAGCATGGCCGCCGTCTCCGGGTCGCGGTCCGCGAAGTGGATCGAGTGATGCTCGCCCTCGGTGCCGTAGTAGCCGCCCGGGCTCCATTGCAGAAAGTCCATGTGACCGCAGTGCGGGCAGGGAATGAAGTACCGCCGTTGATCGCTACGCATGAACTCGCGTTCGATTCGCGAGATCCCCCGGATGGTCGGCGTGCTGTTGTAGAACGATTTCTTGCGCACGAACGTGCTCATGCGCTTCTCGGCCAGCGCGATCGGATCGCCTTCGCCGCCCACGTCGCCTTCGTAGCCGTCCGTCTCGTCGAAGAACATGCGGGCGATCGGCAGCGCGCGCAGACCCGAGGCACTGTTACTGCCGGCCATGATCAGGATCCCGCCCTCGAACTCCTTCATCAGAACGGTGTTCCCGCTATCGCGCGATCGCGGATCCTTCACGCGGTCCCGTAGCTCGGGCGTGCCGGCGAGCATCGGCGCGATGCGCTGCTTCGACTGCTTCCGCGCCATGTCCAGCGTCGGGAGCACCATCATCATCGGCACCGGCGAGTAGTGGATCGTGTAGCCGATCCAGTTGTTCCCTAACTCTGTTCCACCGATCTGAGCGCCCTTCATCACCACCACGCGCTCGGCCGGATGCGACGGCGTGAGCGCATCCATCGGCTCGCGAAGATACGGCGTTCGGCTCGTGCGCCAGCGCCCCGGCTCGGAGCTCGAAACGGCGCTGAGGATCCTGAACTGATCGGCCCACTCAGAGATGGTGAGCGCCGGCTCTAACCGCCAGCCGTCGCATTCGGCCGCGACAACCGGGTGGATCTCCGCTACCACGGATCCCGCCCTTCGGTCGCAAGCTCGTCGCAGATGTGCCGCACCTCGTCCTCTAGGTGCTTGATGCATTCCTTCGGGTCATCGACGCCGGCCAGCATCGGCCCCAGCCGGGCCGGCATGCTGGTGAGCAGATCCCGCGCCCGGCGCGCGCGCGCGAACACGACGCGCCGCACTTCCTCCACCTCGATCACCTCGCCGCGCAGCTTCTTCCATTCGATCTCGGCGATGCGCGCGTTGATTGCCTCGCGTGCGGTGCGCGCCACCTGATAGCCGCTCGGCGGCACGTCGCCGTTCGTCTGCGCGCCGCCGCCCTTGCCGCGCCCGGGATGAGTGTTGGCGCGAAGCTGCTCTGCGACCTTCGCCGGATCCAAGCTCCCATCCGGTTCGGTCGTGATTCGCCCCGCCCGGTGCGCGCGATGCAGCCCCTCGTGCGAGATCTCGATCTTGAAATCGCGCTTCAAGACCCGGCTGCATTCGCGGAACGATGCCACGTCATGCCCCGGCGATCGACAGGAACTCGGCGCGCGATCGCTGGTCGTCTCGCATCGTGCCGAGCAGCATGGACGTGACCATCTCGGCCGGCGCCTTCACGCCCCGCGCGGCCATGCAGAGGTGCGTCGCGCGCACGAGCACTCCGACGCCCTTCGCTCCCAGCACGTCGCGCAACGCCTCGGCGATCTCCGTGGTCATGCGCTCTTGGATCTGAAGCCGGCGCGCGAAGCACTGCACCAGACGCGGGATCTTTGAGAGCCCGACGATCGACTCCCCCGGCAGATAGCCGACCGTCGCCTTGCCGGTGAACGGCAGGAGATGGTGCTCGCACGTTGACCAGAACCCAATGTCGCGAACCACCACCATCTCGTCGTATGACTTGGCCTCGAACCGCTTGGCGAGGATACGGCGCGGATCCTCGTCGTAACCGCTGGTCATCTCCTTCCACGCGCGCATCACGCGGGCCGGCGTCTCGCGCAGGCCCTCGCGCGATCCATCCTCGCCGATCGCCGCCAGCAGTAGCTCGATCCCGCGCGCGCCCGCGCGTGCGTCGAACGGCCTCAGCGAATGTGCCACGTCTTGTGCTGCTGAACGGACAGTCGCCATCTCGGGTTCTCCTTCACCAGACCGATGCACCATTCCAGCGCGCCCTTCAGCGGCCGGTGCAGCGGTTCACCGTTCGGTCCCTCGATCGTCTCGAATGCCGGCGACAGCAGCAGGTTCGCGGCCTCGATGCTCGGCCTCGGGATCCCCTGCCCTGCGTGCCGCACGTAGCGTAGCTCATCGGCGCGCTCAAGCCTGAGCGTGTGCTCTGCGCTTTTGGGAGAGCACGAGATCCAGTCGATCCCGGGCGGAAGCACGCGCGTGCCGTTCGTCTCGATGGCGATCGCCCAGCCGGCCTCATGCAGGAACGCGACCAGCGAAGGATCCACCTGAAGCGCCGGCTCGCCTCCCGTCAGGATGCACCAGACCGTGCGCTTCCCGACGTCCACTCGCTTCATCGCCTCGCACATCTCTTGATGAAGCTGGGGCGCTGCCATCTTGCGCCCGCTCGTGAATTCGGTGTCGCAGTCGAAGCCGGCTTCACCGTCGCGCGAGCACGTGAGGTTGCAGCCGGAGAACCGCACGAACACGTTCGGTGTGCCCGCGCGCATCCCCTCGCCCTGAAGCGAGTAGAAGATCTCGTTCACCATGTAGTGCTTCATGGCTTCACCTGTTCTTCGTAGTGATACCAGCCCGTCACCCGTCGATCGCGTTGCGTGATCGGCGCGTCGGCTGCCTTCGATGCCGGAAACTCCTTGAGCGCAGCTTCCTCGCTCGCGAACACGCCGACCACCTCATCGCTCTCGTATGCCGTCCACCGCACCACGAGCCAGACGGTCACGGCTTACTCGGCGCGGGATCATCGAGACGGCGCAGCGGCGAGCGCGGATTGTTCCAACCGCTCGCCACCTTCTCGCGCTTCTGCGCGTACCGGCCTTTCGCCGCCTTCTTCTCGGCGGCCCGGCGGCGCGCCTCGACCTTACGCTTGCTCGGCATCGGCAGGTTCCTCCTTCGGCTGCTCGTAGCGACAGGCACAAGTGCACGTCTCATTCACCGTGATCGCATGCAGCATCTCGCGCGTGTCGGCCGGCAGCGCATCGCGCACCTTGAAGAACAGCCATTCGGCGATCCGCTCGCTGGTCGGGTAGCCGATGCCCTCCACGTCGTTCAGGTGCCGGTGATCGAGCAGATCCTCGACGATCGGCTTCACCGCCGCGCTGATCACGCCGTAGTCCATCAGCATGCCGTGATTCGATCCGCCCCGGCGCAGCACGCCGCCGCGAATCTCGACCGCGAACTTCCACGAGTGCCCATGCATCCGCGAGCACTTGCCGCTGTGATGCGGGAGCACGTGGCTCGCCTCGAACAGAAACTCCTTCGTCAGTGTGAACACTTCCGGGCCTCCATGAGCACGGCTTCTAGCTCGGCGATCGGATACGTGAAGTTGAGCGGGACGAAGAACGCCGGTACACCGACGCGAGGCGCCTTCAGCCACTCCCTTCTTTTGCCTGCGCGCGCGAAGCACCAGCCGCGCAGCATGAACTCCTTCGGCCCTCCCGATACCGAGAGGACGCGCGTGTCGTCGGGATCGTTCTCTTTCACCTTCAACGTCTCATGCGCAGACCACCGCACTTCAACGTCGGTTCCGTCTGCGACGCATCCAAGATCGGGCACGCGCAGAAACGTATCGACGCCCATGTTCCAGTAGAGCCCGAGAGCCTTCGCTGCCGCGCATTCGGCCAGCGCACCCTTCACGTGAAAGTTGTCTGATTCAGCAGCCGACGAGTACGCGAAGCGCGGCACGCTGTCCCGGTTGTTCGCGCGGAGATTGCGCTGTATCCCGATCGCCGTGGCGATCTCGATCTCGTGAGGCTCAAGGGTCACGTACAAAACGCCCTCCTTGCTTGTGCCAGCCGGGACGCGAACACCATCGGATGCCTGAGAGCGAACCCGGCGCCCTTCCGCTTCAGGTACTTCGTGAACGTGTCCATCGTCGGCACCTTGAGCACGGGCTCGCGAATGCCGTTGTTCTTGAACGCAATCCATCTGAACATGCAGTTCGGGCACTCGCCGCACTGGATCGGCCCGGGCAGCACGCACGAGCGCGTCAGGTCCGTCAGTTCGTGCGCGGGATGGCCGGCGCGCAGGAACGCGGCCACCGCATCGGTCTTGGACATGCGCGCGAGCGGTGCGTAGATCGCGGCCGGCCGCTTGCCCAGCCGCGCGAACGTGCGCTCGGTCTGGCGGTAGAAGCCGGCGTTCTTGTCCGTCTGCCATTCGAGCACCTGACCGATCACGTACGCATGTGCCGGGTGAGCCTGATGCGCCCACAGCAGCATGAGCAGGTTGCGGAACGGGATGTAGCTGCCGGCCGGATCCTCGAACGAGCCGAGGCGCAGCCGGCTCTCGATCCGTATGTCGGCGTGCGGGAAGTGCTTCACGATGCGGTGAATCCCCACCATCTCGTCTATCGCGTACCGATGCCCGAGGTTGAAGTAAACGGCCGGCGGCCGATGCAGCAGCCGCCACGCGATGAAGCAGTCCATGCCGCCCGAGAACAGCATCACTCGGTCGTCCATGCCGGATGCCCTCCGTTCTCGAACAGAGCCTCGTGCAGCGCGCCCGCATCCCATTCGCGCCCGTAGTCTCCGAAGTGGTAGCAGATCGCTTCATGCGCGACCGCTCCGTATCCGAGCCGGCGGCCCAGCCACGAATCGTTACCGGGCACGCCGGCGGGCCAGCTCCACAGACCATGCCAGTGTTTGATCAGCATGGCGCGTGGAGCGTAGAAGCACGCGCCGCATAGCTGGTCCGTGACCGTATCGTGACCGAGATCAAACACGCGCTCCCAACCGCGCCCGCGCTTCGCCACCGCCGCCTTCACGCGGTGATCGTCCTGATGCACGCGGTTCCAGATCTCGGTGTGCCCGGGCAGCGGATCCGCGAACCCCTGCGCGAACCTGATGATCGGTGTTGCCCACGGCGAACCAGACAGCGCGGCATGCAATCGATCGATCGCCTTCGGCGTTCCGAGCACCGCGTCATCGTCCATGATCAGAATGTGCGACGCGGCACTGCTCGCGATCCCCTGCGCGCGCGGCGGGCCGGATCCCGGCCGCTGCTGCATCTCGACGTTCACCGCCACGCCGAGGTGCTGGAACGTCTCGATCAGCCGGCGCGCCCATTCGGTTGCCGGCACCGTGGCTGCGACGATACGGATGCTGTCAAACGTGCCGACGTGCGGGATCAGGCCGGCCAGCACGGCCTCGACGTTGCCGCGCGTGGGAATCACCACCTCGCGGCTCACGTCTCGCGCCCCTTCGCATGCTGGCACGTTGTCGCGAAGCCGATTGCTTCGGTGTGTAGATAGACGCCCATCGCCTGACTGACGCCGACCGCCATCGATGCATGCCGCTCGCACATCATCAGCGGCTCGCGACCCGGCCAGAACACTCGCTTCACCGCCGGCTCGCCGCATTTCTCGTCTGCCATCGCAATCCTCCTTGCCCGAAGTGGTGGCGCGGGCCGGCCGGCCCGCGCCACGCTGCTCCGATCCGCTCCGCTACGGGTTCACGTATGTGCAATTCGTGTTCGTGTTGCCGTACGTCACAGACAGCGGCCCGTTCGTCTGACACTTGTTGGCATACGGGCTCGGTGTCACCGCGCCTTCGGGCGAGGCGACCAGCGTGACGTGGTGCTCGCCCTCGGTCGTCGATGTGACCTTCACGTTGAAGATCGTGCCGAACCCTGACGTGCTGCAATGCCCCGGCCCCATTGTGGCGACCATCGTGTATGAGCCATCGCTGTTGAAGCCCGCCCATCCGAACGCATTCGGATCCGCGTTCGTGAGGTAGGCGCCGATGCTCGACGACACGATGCTGAGGCCGCTGCTCGCGCGGATCGTGGCCTGAAACCCCTTCGTGGTGTCGATCACGCCGTTCACATGCACCGGCACGATGAGCGTGTCGCCAAGCTCACCGTTGAACGAATCGCCGAGGTTCACCGTCATGCCGCCACCGCCGCCGCCTTCCTCGCCACCGCCTCCATCCTGCGGGGCGCCCACGGCCCCGGGCTTCTCGATCACGGGCCGCGTCGTCTCGTCGAGGGCGCACGACATGATCGCCGTGAGCAGCGACATGACGAGCAGCGGGATCCACAGCGTCTTGACTTCCCTGCGTAGCTTCATCGGCACTCCTTTCGGTGAGAGCGTTCCTACTTCTGCGCCACGAGAATGTTCGCCACGCCGATGCCGAAACCGTTGGCGGAAGCGTTGCCGGCCGGGTTCATCTGAACGGCCGGTTGCAGCATTGTGTTCGAGTTCGGCCCCTCGCTGGTCGCCTGATAGCAGACGCGTGATCCAGTGTTCAGGCTCGTGAGACGGCAGAACGTAAGAAGCTGTCCCGGGAAGTTCCACATCTCCCATTGGAATCCCTGACCGGCCGCGAGCGTGGCGACCTGTGTCTCGAACGCCGTCTTTGCGACGCCCGAGAACCCTTTGGTCAGGATCGACAGCACGTTCGCCCCATCCGCAGTGTCGTGGTAGAGCCCGATCATCTCGCCCGCCTGCCCGGCCATGTCTGCGTTCACGCATTGGCCGGCCGTCGAATCAGCCATGCCCACGAACAGCCGCGCGTTGTTCGCCGCCCATGCCTCGATCGTGAAGATCGTGCTCATGTACCAACCGCCGCCGGACCCGCCCGTCGTGCGGTAGAACCCACGCTCGGCCGCGACGTTCAATCGCGGCCCCTGCGCCTGATTCGCCGCGCTGTTGAAGAATGTCGTGCGCCGAAGCTGGCTCACGATGCCGACTGACGGCGTTGCCAGCGCGATCGTGCCGCCGTCAGCGGTCCATTGCGGGCCGATGCCGGCGCCCGTGCCAGCGGCATTCGGCAGCCATAGCACGCCGGTGAAGCGATCCAATCCGTTCTGGTACGGATGCACCGGGCGAGTCATCGTCCACCTCCATTGTTGACGTACATCGTTGAATCAGTGTGAAGGCTGCCCTCGTCATAGCATTTGGCGCATGTGTCGCTGAACCCGATCCACGCCTTCGTGATCGTGCCGGTTCCGCGCAGGTTTCTCGTATGCCCGCCGCCGACGCCTTGGAACAGGACGGCGCGCCCGGCGACCCCGCCACCGTTGAAATTACAATCCTCGACCAGAACGGGGTTCGCGCTGTTGATCTCGACGAAGTTCGTGATGGCGACCGTCGTCTCGAAGTCGCAACCCCGGATCGAGACGTTGTTCACGCTCTGCGCATACCAGCCTCCCAGCAGATTGCTCTCCATGTTCCCGCCCCACCACTCGTTCCCTTCCTGCTGGCCGCCGATCATCTCAACGCCATAACGGCCGTTCTGGTTCGACGTGCAGCCGATGAACTTGTTCGCGTTCGTGCTCCACTGCGAGAGCGTCGGCGTCGGAAGATAGACGCCCGACAGAGCATTGTTCGCGAACGTGCAGCGATAGGCGATGAGCAGGATGCAGCCATCGAGATAGATTCCGACCTGCGGCCCCTGCCCGGCATCGCGGCCGGCCGCATCGACCGCGCCGACCAGCACGTTGTCTAGTTCGCAGCGCGCCACGCGGCCGCCGGTTTGATAGAACTTGATCCCATACGGCGCGCCAATCGGCCGCACGGCCACGTCTGCAATGCGGATCTGATCGCTCGCTACCAGCACGGGCGATCCGATGATGCTTTTCTGCATGAGCCCTTGGATCTCGACGTTCGGCCACGGGAACACGAGCGGGTTGAGCGGGTTGAGCGGATCGCCGTAGTAGGTCGCGCTGCCAAGCTCGATCGTCCCGCCCCCGGTGCCGAACCCGTTGACGATCGCCTGAAGTCCCTGCGATGGATCGATCATGTTCGATTTCTCCGGGCGCTGAAGTCCTCTGAGCTTTCGGTGTCGTCGTGTCTCTGGATCCAATCCGAGAACGTGCCGCACGAACGGCTTCATGACCTTAGCCTCATCATTCGCCTGAGCGTTGCGATCTGGCCCTGCATGTCATCGACCTCGGATTGAAGCATCCGGATTAGCTGTGCTGGCGCGTAGACCTTGTAATCATGTATGCCCGGCTCAAACTCATCGTCTCCGCTCAGGCACGCGGCGGCAAGCTCAGCCGGGATCCACCACTCATATCCGACGTCGAACCTTTCGACCACGACCAACAGTCCCTTCATCACTTTCGCGAACCGTTCGATCTCGATTTTGGAAATGGCATCCATTTGCTCTCGCGTTGGGTCGGGATCATCGTCGTTTCGCATGCGCCATCCGACCGCATCGAAATCCTTGTCGGTCGCACTCCACTTGCTGCGGCGATCTGAGAGCGAACGGGCGGGCACCGTGTCGGTGACCAGTATTGGCTTCACGGCTTCTCCTTCAGCAGCCGCGCCCAGTGCCCGCGCGCGCGCTGCTCGATTTCGAGGTAGTGGTCGATCTCGCCGCGCAGATCGATCGTCTGGCACGGCACGCGCAGATTCGATCCTCCCATTGTCTTGAACTGGCGAAACTTCATCGGTCCTAGCTGCCAGCTACTCGCGTCCACGCTGTGGAACGGGAACTTCATCAGCAGTCGTTCCTCGGCCATGCCGAACCCGTGGATCCGCTTCGGCCACACTCGCGCGAACATCTGCCCGACGAGCCGAATCCGTTCGGGCCCGCGCAGCTTCCACGATCCACCGATCGCGATCTTCGGATAGTCACGCGCCATCCCCAGCAGCACGTCCTCTGGCTCGCCCGCGTGATAGCAGGGGATCGCGCGCACGCCACGGCTCCACATCCATTCGCAGTTCCGCAGGCCGGCGCGCCAATCCCCCATCACATCGAGCGCGAACACATCCTCAAGCGTGGGATCCTTCGTTTTCCATTCGAGCGCGAACTCCGTGAACTTCACGAGATCGATCGGCTCGCCGCTGTTCGATGCGGTCACGGCGCCGCTATCCAGCGCCCACGATCGTACCTTGAAGTGAGCGCGGTGCTTTGCCCATGTGTCGGCGTAGGGGAAGCCCATCAGCACGCTCGGCAGGATCTCGCGGTCGGCCATGAATGCTTTGCCGATCGGACTGTTCGGGTGAATGTCCGTGAACGCGAGACGCAGATCCGGCCAGCCAGAGATTGCGGGGGCGCCGTCCGTTCCGACGTTGCGGGCTCTGTCCGTCCCTCGACTTGTCCGGGGCTCCGTGGCCCGCACACGTCCGGGCCATTGTTCGGCTGCCCCTGTCCGGGTCACAC